AATGGTACAGCAAGCAACAGGAGCCGTTGACTCAGCAGGAATTGCAGGTCAGGTTAACGGCGAGGCTACTGCCGCTGGTATTAGTATGTCTCTTGGCGCTATTATTAAACGCCACAAGCGCACACTGATTAACTTCCAGCAGTCATTCTTGTTGCCGTTTGTTAAAAAAGCTGCACATCGGTACATGCAGTTTGATCCTGAGTCGTACCCTGTAGCTGATTATAAGTTTAACGCAAGCAGCACTCTAGGTATTATCGCTAGGGAGTACGAAGTTACTCAGCTTGTGCAGTTGTTGCAAACCATGGACCGACAGTCACCGTTGTACAATACTTTGATTCAGTCAATCATCGACAACATGAACTTGTCTAACCGTGAAGAACTCCTTGCGGCTATGCAACAGGCTATGCAGCCTAACCCACAAGCACAACAAATGGCTCAGGCAGCACAACAAGCACAAATAGCATTCCAGCAGTCACAAACAGCAGCGTTGTCTGCTCAGGCTCAAGAATCACAAGCTAGAGCTGTTAAACTGGCTGCAGAGGCTCAGGCAGTGCCTCAGGAGCTTGAAATTGACAAGATCAATGCTATTACCCGTAACCTGCGTGAAGGTGACGCTGAAGACAAAGAGTTTGAGCGACGTATGAAAGTAGCTGATTCTCTCCTCAAAGAAAAAGCAATACAAGGAAAAACTAATGTTAACGGACCACGAACTACGCCTGCTCCTGCAGAGAGTCAACCAAGAGTTCAGCAACCAATGGGAGCGCCTAGACCGCTTGGAACGCCAACTAGAGGAACTCAATAATGCCAAAGTCCAAGGACCCAAAACTAGCACGAGCGGGCGTAAGCGGGTACAACAAGCCAAAGCGGACACCTAATCACCCCACTAAAAAGTTTGTAGTAGTAGCCAAAGAAGGTGACAAAACTAAGACTATACGCTTTGGCGATGCCAAGATGACTATTAAAAAAGACCAGCCAGCACGTCGTAAGTCGTTCAGAGCACGTCACAAGTGTGACACAAACCCACCCAGCAAACTAACGGCACGATACTGGTCGTGTAAAAAATGGTGATACTATGAAAGTCAACGCACCCAAAGGCTATCACTGGATGAAAAGCGGTAAAAGCTACAAGCTAATGAAGGACCCTGCAGATGGTTATAAACCACATAGAGGTGCTTCTAAGTCCGCAAACTTTGAAGTCCAAAAAGTCCACAAAAAGTAAGGAGGCTATCATGCCACATTGTACAGGTAAGCGTAAGAAGAAAAAAGGCAAGAGCAAGCCAAAGGGGTACTAAAATGCCCGCTAAGAAAAAGAAAGCTAATGATGCTTGTGCGCGTAAGGTTAAGTCTAGGTACAAAGTCTGGCCTTCTGCGTACGCTTCTGGTGCAGTCGCCAAATGCCGCAAGGTAGGCGCTAAGAACTGGGGTAATAAAAGTGGCCGTAAGAAAAAGTAAAAAAGGTGCAGCCCTTAAGAAGTGGTTTAAGGAGGACTGGGTAGACGTTAAGACAGGAAAACCCTGTGGGCGTAAGTCTGCAAAGAAAGGTGAATCTAAACGTCCCTACCCCTCTTGTCGTCCTAAAGCTGTTGCAGCTAAGATGACAAAAGCTGAAAAGGCTTCTTCTGCACGTCGTAAGACTGGCCCCAAAGCAATCAAACATGCAGTTACAGCTTCAGGTAGACGTAGGAAGTCCACAAGAAAAGCTTGACAACTGCATAAAAGTATGCTATAATAAAACTATAGTTAACAACATTAGAGGAAACTATGACACCTGAGCTTGAAACCTACTTCGACAACTACAACGAACTCTTCAATCACGAAGGTTTCAAACAACTCTTGCAAGAGATTTCCACAAACGCTACTCAATTAGCAGACATACAGACTGTAAAAGACGTAGAAGATTTATTCTTTCGTAAAGGTCAAGTAGCTGCTTTTGCAACAGTAATTAATCTACAGGCCACTATTGAAGCTGCTAGAGAGCAAGCTGAAGTAGAAGAAGAAGGTCCTGTTGATGTTTAAAATCTATGACTTCCGTTGTACTAACGGACATGTCTTTGAAGAAATGGTAGAGTCAGGTATCACAACCAGTAGGTGCGGTTGTGGTGCCAATGCTACTAAATTGGTATCTGCCCCGTCTTTTGTACTTGAAGGCCACTCTGGGGACTTCCCCGGACGCCACATGAAATGGGTACGAGAACACGAACAAGCAGGTAAAAAGAAGTCTCCACAATGATTATAATCACGGAGTTTAATTATGTCACGAGCGCAAATGCTTGATCCACAACCTGAAGAGGAAAACGTGGACGCTATTGAAAACGAAGCAGACGAGATTCAACAAGAAGAAGTTGAGCAACCTCAAGAAGAATCAAGCCTACCAGAGAAGTACCAAGGTAAATCTTTAGAAGACGTAGTACAAATGCACCAAGAAGCTGAAAAGCTTTTGGGTCGTCAGTCTTCTGAAGTAGGCGAGCTTCGTAAAGTCGTTGATGACTATATTAGTCAGAGTATAACGACAACAGCACCTCAACAATACGTTGAGCCTGAAGACGATATAGACTATTTTACAGATCCTCAAGCAGCCGTTAATCGTGCTATTGAGAATCATCCTAAGATTAGAGAAGCAGAACAGTACACTGCAGAGTACAAAAAGCAGTCGTCACTAGCTGCGCTACAGTCTAGGCACCCAGACATGCAAGATATCTTGAGTGATAATAGCTTTGCTGAGTGGATTAAGGCGTCTAAGATTAGGACTCAGTTATTTGTACAAGCTGACCAACAGTATGATGCGGACGCTGCTGACGAACTGTTTACTCTCTGGAAAGACCGTAAAACAGTTGCACAGCAGACAGCCAATGTTGAAAAACAGGCACGTAAGCAGTCACTTAAGGCAGCTAACACAGGTAACGCACGAGGCAGTGCAGAGGGATCACGTAAGAAGGTATATCGCAGGGCCGACATTATTAAACTAATGAGAACAGACCCTGACCGTTACCAAGCTTTGTCAGACGAAATTATGGCAGCTTATGCGGAGGGTCGAGTCAAATAATCTAGGAGATTGACATGGCTACTGCAACTTATCCCGGCGCAGCGGGCTTTACTGCGAAGACAGAGGCAGATAAGTTTATTCCAGAAATCTGGAGTGACGAGATCATTGCTGCCTACCAAAAGAACCTGAAGATGGCTCCTCTTGTCAAGAAGCTTGCTATGACTGGCAAGAAAGGCGACAAGCTACATGTGCCTAAGCCTGTTCGTGGTGATGCAAATGCTAAGGTTGCTGACACAGCGGTAACTATCATTGCAAACACCGAAGGTGAATTGACTGTTGATATCGACCGTCACTTCGAATACTCACGTCTTATCGAAGACATCGTAGAAGTACAGGCGCTTTCTAGCCTCCGTCAGTTCTATACTGAAGACGCTGGTTACGCTCTTGCTGTTCAGATCGACAACGATCTACACGCAGCAGGTACTGGTTTTGGTGACGGTGGTGCTGTAGTATTCAGCCCAGCAGAAACTGACTACCAGCACTCTGGTTGTTTCTTCAACGACGGCGGTACTACTACTCAGTACACTGACGACACTATCGTTGCTGGTGACGTGTTCACTGATGCTTTCTTCCGTGACATGATCCAGAAGCTTGATGACAACAACGTACCTATGGACGGACGTTCGCTCATCATCCCACCTTCTGTCCGTAACACTATCATGGGTATCGACCGTTACGTGTCTTCTGACTTCGTATCTGGTCAGGCAGTTAACTCTGGCCTTATCGGTAACCTTTATGGTGTAGACGTTTACGTTTCAGCTAACTGCCGCACTATCGAAGCAGCTGCAGACAACACTGCGTCTTCGGTTGACACTCGTGCTGCACTCCTCTTCCACACTGATGCAATCATCATGGCAGAGCAGCAATCTGTACGTTCGCAAACCCAGTACAAGCAGGAATACCTCTCAACTCTGTACACGGCTGACTGCCTGTACGGTGTTCAGGTATACCGTCCTGAAGCTGGTTTCGTACTCGCAGTCGCAGAGTAACGAACTTAAGGGGTCAGCAATGGCCCCTTTTCCTTTTCTTTTGTAGGAGCTTTAAATGGCTTTATTTCGTGGCACAGGTGGATCTGGTGATGCTAGTACAGACACTTATGCGTCTGAAGTAGCTTTAGAAGCAACCAGAGCCTCTACAAAAGCAAATGAAGCTGCAGCGTCTGCTACGTCTGCGGCAAATGCACAAGCTGCTGCTGAGGCTGCTAAGGCTTCCGCAGAGACTGCACAAGCTAACGCTGAGACAGCAGAAACTAATGCTGAGACTGCAGAAACCAATGCAGAGACTGCAGAGAATGCTGCGGTTGCTGCTCAGACAGCAGCTACTACGGCTAAGACTGCAGCAGAAACAGCCCAGTCAGCAGCAGAAGTAGCTAAGACAGCGGCTGAGACTGCAGAGACTAATGCAGAAACAGCAGAGACAAATGCTGCTGCGTCCGCTACTACTGCTACTACTAAGGCTGGTGAAGCAGCCACGTCAGCAACCAATGCTGCCTCTAGCGCCTCCTCAGCGTCCACTTCAGCTACAAACGCAGCTACCAGTGCTACTGCAGCACAAACTGCACAAACGGCTGCAGAGGCCTCAGACGGCTGCTGAAGCTGCTCAGGAAGCTATTGACGGTTTGTACCTTGGTGCTCAGTCAAGCAACCCTACAGTAGACTTAAATGGCAATGCTGTTACTACAGGC